GTGCCTTGTCCCAATCTGCAACCTCACTCGCAGGTCCGGTTGGTTTCCCGGTTGGCGCGCTCTTTCCCCCGCTCCCGAATCCCGGTATTGCGCCCGGTTTTGACGTGTGCGTTTCGTCAAGCGCGTCCAAACGGAGAATCAGATCGTGCTCCAATCCGAGCACGGCCGCATTCGTTTCCAGCGTGTTTTTTAGAATCCGCTTATTCATGTCGGCCCAAATATTCGATATATTCGTGCCGCCAGTTTCGAAGGCGTCTTTCATCCCCGCCCATAGCGCGCTCGCGGCAACGACGAGGTTGTCCCACGTTCCTTTGACGATCAAATAATCCTCTTTTGCCCCCGTTGCCAGCGCGTCGATGGTAGCGATAACGAGCTTCACCGCCTTAATAATGAATTCCGCCGCCGACGGCCCGACGTCGTTGAAATACTTCGCGAGGGTCATCAGTTGCGGCATGACGGCCATGCCGATTTCCTCGCCGATATGGCCGAGCACAACTTGGAATGCTCCGACTTCTAATTGATAGGCTTTTACCTGAGCCTGTTTGTCTGGCCCCCATTCAATGCCGAGTTCTTTTTGCAAATCCTTCGCCCGCTGCAACGCCGCCGGCATCATAAGCATCGTTTCCACTACGTCGCCGACATTGCGCCCGAACAGTTTCAATGCGACGATGTCTTGGTCCGCTCCCGCGCGGTAATCCTGCATCGTCTTAAAACCGTTTTGCATGATGACGTCGAGCGGCAACAATGCGCCGGTTGCCGTGTCGCGCGTCTGGACGCCGAGGTCTTTTATGCCTTGTTCGTCCATTTTCAATTGGCGGGCGAGCTTCATACCCATTGCGGAAAAATCGTCGCCGCTCTTGCCGATGATTTTCAACGCAACGGCGGTAGTCGTCGCTTGATCTGAAAGCATTCCAAAAGTTATTTGCAACTTTCGGACGCTTTCATTCATTTCCAAAACTTGATCTATCGCGGCCTTCCAGAGCATCCCGCCAGCGAGCAAACCGGCAAGGCTGATCCATACGCCGCGGAAACGCTCGATTACGCCGATGATTCCGTTGAATCCGCCTTCCGCGCTCGCCTTCAATTCCAGAAAGGTGCGCGACAGGTCCGCGTTATTCTTGATCGCGTCGTCGCGCGCTTTCTTATTCGTCGTGCTGAAGTTTTCGAGCGCCTTCTGAATGCCCTGCAGCGACGCCTGGATTGAACGCGCTGCGTCCTCCATCCCCGCTTTTGCCGGGCCGGCATCGGCGCCAAGTTTGACCTCTACGTTATCAGCCATTGCGAATGCCTCGCCATGTCAACTTGCGCGGATCGGTGTGCATGTCGCGGGTGATTGACGCATTGTCAATCGGCGTAACGCTCGCCAGAGGGCGCGAGTTACCGCGCGCCGGTTCGATTCCGGCGAATAGCGCCGCCGTGATGTGAACGGGCGGCTTTGAGAGCCAATAGGAGCGGAGCGCATTGAACCGGGGCAGCGTCACGAATTCGTCGATGTATTCCCACGTCCAGCCGGTAGCCGTGATGATGGTGGCGTATTCGGTGTCCCAATCGACTTCGCTTAACCCCCCGGTTTCAGCTCCCCCGGCGTTACCTTTTTAAGCCCCGATGCTCCCATGATGGCATTGACGCAATCCGGCAAATTGCCTGCGTCGATGAGCGATTCGACTTCATCGCGTGTGATTTCTGGATAATTTCGCCGCAACGATTCGAATACGCTGTCAATGTTCAAAGCGTAATATTCCGAATCGACGTCTATTCCCTCGGCCGCTTTTTTCTGTAGTTCCTTCGTCTTTGCCTGCGATTCGCGTATCAAGCGCAGCCCTAGCGGCGCGAGCACGAAATCAATTCCGCCGAGGTTCATCGCCACGCCGGGAATATTCCCCGGTCGTGGCGCGTATTTGCCGTTACCGCTTTCGTTGCTCACGGCTATTCGCTCTCGGACAGGTATTGCACGACGTTATTGCTGTCGGCAAACGCCGCGATCTCGAAATCGGGAATGACGAAATCGTCATTCTTGAAGTCCATCGACAGTTTCGTCGCCACGCAAGCCGGGAACTTGCGCCAGACCGAACGCCCGCGGCGCGTGTTGAAAAACTGCGCCGAGAATACCGGAACCTGTCCCATGGGAATGTTATTGATCTGTAGCAGCTTCCCGGTGCCGGGGTTCGTCGCATTGCTGTACTCGTAATTGATGAACACGATTTTTCCGACGTCGATGTCGCTGAAAGAGTAAGTCGCGCCGGTCAGCGCATATTGGCCCGATGTGGGCGAGCTCGCGACGCGTATATACGGCACGCCGTTGCCATCCTGCACGCCCAAGTCGGCGACATAGGTACTAGTGCCACCGGTCGGCGCGGTTGGCGTGATGTGGATCGACGTTGCCCCGGCGCCGGTCGGGATCGCCGTGCCTACTGAATCGGCGAGCACGGCATGATAAGCGGCCGTCAGCGTTTGCCCGTAGTAGATCGTGTTGAAAAGCTCGGCCGAGAATTGCGCCTGTTTGCACTTTATCATCAGCTTTGCTTTGCCGCGGCCGATGTCGACGGGGTACTGATTCGCCCCGTAAAGTTCCTTGATGTCGGCCGTATCGTCGATGGTAACGTCCTGCACGATTCCGAATTGCACCGGCGACGGAACGGCGATTGCGGCGCCGCTCGCGTCAAACGTCGGGGTCGCGAAAAGCACTCCTGCACCAAAAAAGTCGATTGCCATGATCTAGCCCTTTCGTGCCGGTCGTTCCGGCGGTTCGTGGTTGCCTATCGTGTAAACGTAGCCGCCCGCCGCTACGCGCTCTTTCTTGATCGTGATGCCGCCTTCGCCGCACAGCGTCGCGAGCCGCTGCAATGCGATGTAGATTGCCGCCCCTGCCGCGCCTGGTATTGGTATCCTCGGCCCGTGGTCATCGCCGTCCCTCATGGTATTAGGATCGTCAACGGCACGACGAAAATGCTTTTCTCCTGCAACAAGGCGTCGGCAATCTCTACGTCGCCCTCGATGTAGACGTGCTCGACCAAGCCGCCCAACGTCTGCGTATTGCCGGGATTGTTGACCGTCGTCAACACGTCGTCGATCACGTCCATGAGCGCATTGATCCCGGTCGCGTTGAAATTCTGATTCGGCGCAGCGTTGTATTGGTAGCACAGGAAATGCGCCATTAGCGTCCGTTTGGGCGAAATGCCCTTGCCGGGGCGTTGCCATGTCTCGCGCTTTTGCAGCATGAACAAGGCGGGCATTTCCTCCGCTGACACGTCCTCGAAATGGCGCGTACTGCGCGACGTCGTGGCGAACACGGCGGCGATGCGGGGATCGAAGGAGACAATCTGCCATAGGGCGGAATAAATAGGCTCGCGGGTTGCCACGGGTCACGCCTTTAGCGTCCGCTGCGCGGTGTCGACCAGCACCCGCTGCAACCGCTCAACAATCTCGGCGCGCATTTCCTGCAACGCGGGCGCGAGGAACGGCCGGGCGGCGACTTGTTTGGTCCCCGGCGGATGCTTCGCGATGTAAGTTTCGAGCGCCTTGCCCATGAGCGTGCGCGGGCCGCCTCGAGCGCCGGCGCCGACGCGACGGGCGAACCCGTATTCCCACGCTGCCCCATACTCGACATTGGTCCCGACATAGGCGTAGGAGGTCGTTGGCGTCGATTCGAAGCGGCTGCGGCTGTCTGCCCCGCCCTGGGTGATTGAACGCAACAGGCGGCCGGTTTTGACCCCTAGCCGCTGCGGGCGCGGGCCGCGCAACCAATCCCGCTGCACCCGCAATTGCAGCGCGTAGCCGAGCGCCTTTACCTCACCGTCAAGAGCCGACTTGACGGCCGCCGGCATCGCCTGGAATTTAGCGATCATTTCCTTGTCGCCGACGAGGTAGCCGGAAATCAAAGGGCGTCCTTCGACGGTTTTTTCGTCATCTGTCACCTCGTAGGAGGTTGCGTTTGCGGTCCCGGCACAAGCGTGCCCGGAGCCGCCGGAACGTAGATCACTTGCGGCGACGCTGGCGTCGAACTTGACGCATGGCCGACCACGAACGAATAACCCTGCACGATGACAGTCGCGACCGCAATCGCTATCGCCCATGTCGCCCGACTGTCGCCCTTTGTGTCCTTGCTGCCCAATGCTTCGCCTTCCTTCAAGTCGAGCCTGTGCGAAATGCCATCGAGGCGGGCAGTAAAACCGGAGTGCGACACGGTGTCCTGCTTGCCATGATCGTCTATTTTCTGTACCAGCGAATCGTAATGCGCCACGGCCTCCGCCCTCGGCATCAGCAGTTTCGCGGCGTCATCGAGCGCACCGCGCAATTCATTGACCCCTTCGAACCTCCGTTCAATTGCAACCTCCTGTTTTACGATAGCCTGCTGCTGGTCGTTGAATCGCTGCTCATATCGTTTATCGGCCTCCTCTATCTTCGTCAGTACATAGACGCGGAGGGTTTCAATCGTCCAACCATTTTCATGGTCGGTCATCCTTTAGAGTCGGCCCATTAAGAACAAGATCAGCACGACGACAAGCACGACCCCGAGAATTCCGCTCGGGCCGTAGCCCCACGAAGTAGAGTGCGGCCATGTCGGAAACGCGCCGACGAGTAGCAGGATCAGGACGATGATTAGGACAACGCCGAGTGGGCTCATGGGTTCCTCAGTGCATTAGCGGCGCGCCGCGGTAGAGCAATTCGACCAGCGCCCAAATGAACAGACCGCACCATCCAAACGAAAGCCGCGTCGGTTCCGGCGCGAGCTTGAACGCTGCCAGACCGAGCAGGACGACCGCGAGCACCATCAGAATCAGGGGAATGGTTGCCATATTTCCTCCGTCAGTAGATCGGCGCGACGTTGCGATACTGATTAAGCACCCCCTGCGCGCGCGCGGTGATGCCTTGATTCGTGAAGGTAATGGATTGCCCCTCTATCGCTTCGGACAGTTTGCCGATCCTGTCTTTGTATTTGAACCAATCGCCAATCATGTCGACGGCGGCTTGCTCGACATCCGCCGGAACGTAGCCGTATGAAAGCAGCACCGCCGACCCCGCGTCGAGCGCGTTGAATGTGTACACGCTGCCGTCGACCGAGTATTGCCCCTGGTTGGGCGATGATGCGACCGCGACAAGCGGCGTCCCATCGGCATACGTCACGCCCCTGTCGCCGGCCGACCAATGCGCGAGCGTGGTGAGCGTGTACGGCGCCACAAGCGGCACGGTCTGTGCCTCATTCGAAACGAGAAAACCGGCGGCGTATCCGAGCGCCACATTCTGAAAGCCGCGGCAGAACGTGTAACCCGACAGCATCACATGCACGTCGTCGAAAACGTAGCCGTACCAGTTGCCCGCCGTGACCGTCGGCGCAAACGGGACGCGCGCGATAATCGGGATGCCGTTAACCGCAACCGATGCAACCGACGTCACCGGGTAATTGCGAAACATCATCGTCGGCCGCCCGAGCCCGTCGCGTGTTTCCAGATAATCGAGGTTGCGAATCGTGCGATTGAGCCACGATTGAATGTAGACCGATACCGCCGTGATGAGCCGCTCTAACAACGGATCGGTGACGCTCGCGAAGCCGCCCGACACATACGCGCCGAACAACGTCGAGTCGACCGGAACCGAGAACGTGAACAGCGGCGACGCGGTCAGCACCGTCACCGGCAACGTCTGCCCGTTGAGTTCCGTCATGCCGACGATATCCGAAAATTGCACCGGCAAACCCGTAATCAGCCCCGTCCCCTGCGCGAGCGTGACGACGGCCGGGTTCGCATTGGTAATGCCGGCGATAGCCGACGCGCCCAAGTTGAGCCATTGCTTGACGTTCGCGAGAGTTGTCAGGTCGCCCGGTTGCACTTTGCTTTTCTCATAAAATTATGTGATTCGAAACTCCCGGCGACGCCAAGGGGAGTTGGGGGATCGCCGCCGGGAATCTCACGAGGTTGGACCCCCGCTTTACGACTTGATGCCCGTGATGACGCCAAACGCGGGCGGGAAATACATTTGCAGCACGGCGTCGAAGTACACGCCAAGCGTCCGCTGCAACGTCACGACCGGCCAATCCACTTGCCAGTAATCGCGACGGCAAAGCTTGCGAATCAGATTCGGCACGTTCGACAGCGGATAGGGGTTCGTCCGACTGTAGAAAATCATCGTGCCGGCCGGGATGAACGGGTGCGCGTGGACTTCAAGCTGCGCGTTGCCGTATCCGACCTTATTGTTGTAGACCTTGAATTGCACCGCAGCCGCCAGACCGTCCTCGCTCGCGCCCGACATGATGAACGGCGCAAGGTTGGTGTTTCCGGTCATGATCGTTGCGGAGATTGCCGATTGATCCGTCGGGCTACAGAAAATGTCCGTCGGGACGAGCCGGTAATTCGCGATCCGGTCAGCGATCAGCGTGTCGATTTCGGCGATGCCGCCCGAACCCGACCCCGCCGTCGTCAGCGCGGCGCCGCCCAAATCCTTGACGTACGCGCCAGAGCCGGCCGTCAGGATTTGCGTGAGGATGCCGTCGTAGTTGAGCGAGAAGGTCGACGTATCCGTCGCCGGCAGCGCGGACGCTTGCTGTCCCGTGCTGTTGGTGTTGGACAGGAACGCCGTCGGGTAGCCGGTGATCTTGACGAGCCGCTCCGTTCCCGCGGTCGCGCCCAAATACCATGCGTAGCCGATGGCGCCATTGATCGCCGTCACCGCGGCATTGATGCCCTGCACCGCCGTACCGGCCGACAGCGTGACCGCCGAGCTCGCCGCGGACTGAATGCCGCTGAAGCCTTGCACGTTGTCCGTCGAGCCGTCGGCATTGGTGCGGACGTACGGCAGCGCAACCGCGCCGCCGGACAGCGCACCCGCGCCCGATACCGTCGGCGCAACGCTGTTCACCATGCCGAGGTAGGTCAGCGGGACAACGATGATGCTGTAGGTCGTGCCGTCCGACAGCTTGCCGCCCGTCGTCGCAGCCGAGCCCGTCGGGGTTGCCGCCGTGCCCAACAGGATCGACGAATTGCCGCCGATGTCCAGCTTTTCCTCCTGCTCCATCGTGCCTTGCAGCGTGGTCGTCGCAGCGAGCGCCATCAGGTCCTGGAACGTGACCGCCGCGAGGTAGGCTTGCTCGGTGACGTAGTTGTCCATGCCGCTCGTTTTGAACGACGCGAACTTGTCGACGACCGTCTGACCCATGAACCCGCCGCGATGGCCTTCCGACAATCCGATGTTCAGGTTGCCGGGGTTGACCGCCGTCAGCGCACGCCAATTCGCCTGGATACCCACACCGCCGGTCAGACGCGGAATCATGTTGCGGAAAATCGTCGTGATCGGGTAGAGCAAGCGCGCGCCTTGCTCCAGGTCGTATTGCGCGAGGCCCGACGTCGCCGAGCCCGGTTGCACGAATGCCTTCAGCACTTCCGGCGCCAGCGGCGTCGAAACGGAATCGCGAATGAGCGCGATGGCCTCATTCGGGTCGACGCCCTCTTTCCAATTGATGCCCGCGCCCTTGAACATTTGGGACACGTTATGGCTAATCATCGTCTTTTCCATGATTCGAATTCCTGTCCGGTATTGCGTGTTAGGTTGGGGATTATTGGGATGCGCTCGCGCGCGCCTGTGCTTCCAGCCGACGTGCTTTCATTACGCGGCTGCTGTAGTAGTCGACGGTGCCATCAGCGTTCTTGATGAGCGGATCGGTGGGCAACAGTTCGACGGTGTCGGGATTGACAACTTTCGGCGTATTCTTTTCCTGATCCTGTTCCTTCGTGACGCTTTTCAGCATGCGAAGCGTGACGGTTGACAGCATCGGCTGCGATTCCAGCTTTTTGATTCTTTCCAGCGCGTCGGCCAATTGCTTGGCAACGTCGCCGCCGTCAACCTTCGTCAGTTCCGATTTGTGCGATTTGTCGCTGTCGTTGTCGCAATCCGCGCCCATGCCTACGGCGTGATCGTGAATCGCCTGGATTTTGTCCATGTGCGCCTGCGTCATGCGCGCTTTGCCGACGATTGCGGCGCGCAAATCATCCGTCGTTTTCGCTGCCGCGCGTTCCTCGTCACTCAGCACGCCTTCGCTGACCTTTAACAGATCGACGATTGTCGCCGCATCCGTCGCGCGCTTTTTGAGGTCCGCGCAATGCGCTGCGGATTCGATTGCATCGACGAGCGACGAATCGACAATTTTCCAAGTGTCGGGGATTTGATCTTCGGCCCCGAGCGCCTTCGCACGACTCTTGATGTGCGCGCGCGCTGCGGCCGGGTCTTTGGCGTTGCCGGCGAGTCTGATCGCGTTATGCAAATCAGCTACTGATTTGATCGGAAACGAACCATCCGGCATGGCCGCGCCGCTGTCGGCTGCCTTGTCGCGTTCCTCTTGCGAGAAGTCGCGCTTTAGAAGCGCAACGGCATCCGCTACGCTCTTGCCGGAAACGCGCAACAGGTCAGCGAAGGCGGCGACATCCTCATCCGTCCCGGTGACGTCGAGCGCGGGCGGCCGAAACGCTTTCGTTTCCGCCGAGCCGTCGAGCTTGATGACTTGGAAAAACGTCGAGGTCGGCACGCACGGGTTATCGACGAGCGAGATTTCCGCCGGGTCTGCCGTGTATCGCTTGACATCCTTGTCCGCGACCTTTTCGGTTTTGCGGTCGCCGACGTATTTTCCGCCGATGCTGAACCCCGTATAGACGCCTTCCAGCACCTTTGCCCATTCCGCATCGTCGACGACCTTCGCCTCGATGTCGATGGCCTTGTGCGCGTCCTCGAAATTGATCCCGGTCAGCTTGCCGGCCGCGACCTTGCCGTGCATGGCGCGCAGATTTCCGAGCGACTTCCCGTCCGTCGCGTCGGAGAACGACTTGCTCCACGCTTCGAAATAGGGTTTTGATGTCGCATAGTCGAAAATTTCGTCCGACTTGTCGACGACTTCCTCGATTGCGCGGCCGATGACCGTGCGGCGCGCTTCGTCCACCTTCATCAATCGCGCAAAAATGTTCATTGTGTTCCCTCGTTTTCTGCCGCTACTGCCGCGGCTGGCATGTCAAAGTCGACCACTGGTGCAATCGCACAGCGGCAATTCGGATGCACGGGCGGCGCATCATCGCCGCTCGGGAAATCTTCGTCCAAGCCGATTACGCCAGCGTCGGCGTTCGCTTCGCATTCCTCACTGACCAAATCATCCTCGGCGGTGAGCCACAGTTTTCCTTCGACCACGCCGGAAGCTTTGTAACCCTCTAGCGCGCCCTGGCTCGCGGCGAAGTTCGTTTCGGTGCGCGCAATGGTCATCGCGCGATCCTTTGAGAACCCATAGCTTTCAGCAAACGCCGTCGCGAGACGGTCGTTCGACCAACCTTCGGCGATGGCCGTTTCGACGTCGGCGCGCATGAAGTCGCGCGTGCTGTCGGCGATTTGCCATTCCGCATTTGGATTCGGAACAAAGCCGCCGAGCTCGTTGCGACGCATGCCCACCAGCGCCGCAGAACGGTCGCGGGCGTAGGCGATGGCGCGCGCGTCAACGATTGCACGAACTTCCGGACGCGCCTCGACGTCAATTCCGACCTGAGCCAATGCAGCATAGGCTTGCTCCTTGGCGATCTCGTCCATGATGGGCTCGACGTCGCCGGCAAGAACCGTCCAACCGGCAAAGTCGACGGACGCGAGGATGGTTTCGATGGCGTTCAATTCCTCATCCGTCAATTCGGCTTTGCGAAGATGCCGCATCCGCAACAAGCCCACTTGCCGCGCCATTTCCTTCGGCTGCGATTCAAGGAAGGCGGCGACGGTGCGCGTCATGCGCGCGCGCAGTTTCGCGATCGCCGGCCGTTTCGC